GTGGCAGGGTGCAAGCGCATGAGAAAAGGTTTGAGTTTAGGTTTCATGGGTGGCGAGTGTATATCTACCTGATACCGCCCACCCAGCCAAATGTGTTGTATTAGGGTAACTCCTTAGAAAATACTTGGTTTAGGTACTTCCAAAGCGATATACAAATCGTGATATAGTTCGCTCATGTTCAACGCGTAGATGACACGCAAAGGAGTTCAACATGATCCACATTGCAGACCGCCTCCACGAAGCCAGCAAGATCAATGATGCTGGTGCCGAGCTTTGGAGCCTGTACAACGTACTCTCCGACGATGTTTCCGGAGATGACCTGCTCGGACGCTTTGATGCTTACGTTGACGATCTGAGCGAAGAAGCTCAGGCTCTTTACCGCAAGCTGGCCAAGTAAGGGGATCCGAACATGACCACCAAATACGTCGCTTACTACCGCGTTTCCACCGACCGCCAAGGCCAGTCAGGCCTCGGCCTTGATGCCCAGCGTGCAGCTGTGGCCAAGCACATCGCCGCTGCCGAGCTGGTGGCCGAGTTCACCGAGGTCGAGAGTGGCCGCAAGAATGACCGCGAGCAGCTGGCCGCAGCACTGGCCACCGCCAAGAAGGCCAAGGCCACCTTGGTCATCGCCAAGCTGGATCGCCTTGCCCGTAACGTGCACTTCATCTCTGGCTTGCTTGAGTCCGGCGTGCCCTTCGTGTGTGCCGACATGCCCGAAGCCGACCGCACCTTCCTTCAAATGATGGCCGTGTTTGCTGAGTGGGAAGCACGCAAGATCAGCGAGCGCACAAGGGCAGCGCTGGCGCAGGTCAAAGCACAGGGCCGCACCCTTGGCTGCCCCACACCCCAGATCGGCTCAGCCATTGGCGTGGCCAAGATCCAAGCCAAGGCCGACAGGTACGCCGAACGCGTTGGCCCCATCGTGCGCGACATCATCACCAAGTCTGGCGCCGACACCATGCGCGACATCGCAGCAGCCCTGCAAGCACGCGGCGTGGCCACACCACGCGGCAATACCAACTGGAACGCCTCACAGGTGTCCAACCTCTTGAAACGCATTTAAGGAGCGAAACCATGAAACAAAAATTTAACACCGGCAAAGTGATCATCGGCTCAGCTCATGAGCCTGACCTCATTCCAGAATCAG